TCACTCAAAAGATGGCATGAAGACATAGGCTTTAATGTCGACTCTGTTTTTAACAACGAAGGTGCATATATTGGCCCGCGGGATAATTTCGATATTGTTCAATTCACCGGCCTCAAGGACAAAAACGGCAAAGAGATTTACGAGGCGGATATTGTGGACTGCAAGGCTATGGATAATTACCCGGAGGATAATGTGCCCAAAAGAGTCTTTTTCGGTAAAGATTTGGGTTTTGTCACCAGTGCTGAAGTTGCTAATCATGGCCTGCCTCTTACTTGGGGTGGCTATAAATCGCTCGAAATCATCGGCAATATTTACGAATCTCCAGACCTCTTAAAAGCCTAACGCCCAAACGCTACCCCTCAAGCCCTGCGCCCCGAGCCAGGGCTTTTTCCTTTTAGTCCATGCAGTTTCTCAAAAATAGACCGTAGAAAAAAACTTTTATAGAGAAAGCTTGACAGACCTATGCCCCCAAGCGCACAGTGTCTTTGGGTTTGCTTTTGATTAAGGAGCAAACCTTGAAACGCCCTCGCAAACGACTTACCCTCCGCAAGCTTCACGTTCTCATTGTCGATACAATTCTCTTGACGGTCGCGCTCATCGAGGGCGTTAAGTATGTCCTTTATCTCATCAGCCATTGAGAGCCAGGGTCTTTTTCTTGACTTTAGCTTGTGGAAAACTCAATCGGTAAAACTTTTTTTCGACTTGGTAATCACCTTAAGTTGTTTGCATGTAAGGGGATAAAGGACTGAGATGTTATGCACACTTTTGAGTGCATTTCCAGCGGGCGTATTCCATGTTATTAAGTACCTGTCTGCTTCGATTGATTAAGGAGCAGACCATTGACCAGTCTCGATTTACGCATTCTTCAATATATTTTGACCGCCGCGCTCATCATCAAGGGGATTCAGTTCCTTTGGTTCCTGATTCGCAAGTGAAAGCCCTACGCCGTTTATTGCTACACTCAAGAAGTACGAGTGCTTGCCCGCCTGTCGTTAAGGCACGTCTACGCTTTGTTATAGGCCCGCCCCGGCCTGGGGTTAAAGAACCCTCGGGACATCTCGGGGGTTGCGGAAGTTCGGAGCGGCAACTCTGAATGGCGGAATCTGGGGCAACATGCCTAGGCCCTTTGTTCTTCGCAAGTCCTCGTACAGCCTACTTGACAATCCAGTTGACAATTTCACCTACAGGGCTTGGGTTTAGCGTCCCCATAGGGACTTGACAAGCATTTAGCGACCTGCTCCTGTGGACATTTTGCTTATGGCAATTCATCTGTCATGATTTAGATACAAGCAATTAACACAAAATCAAATGGGTAAATTTAGAGTTCTAGTCGAGGCGATTGGAGGCCACGGCTGTGAGAGGGAAATTAAAGATGGTAGCGAAGTGTATGGCTGCCAAAGTCGCGGATGTCCCGATTGTGCGGCCCGCGAGTTTGTCGCGGAGCTGAAGCGTAAAGGCAACAATGTTGAAATAGCGACCCTCACGCATTGGCCTGAAACAGACCATCAAGTTATTGACGATTTGTTGACCAAGAAGCGCACCGGCAATTTCTAATTAAAATTCACCAAAACAAAATTGGAAGTCGAAGAATTCGTTCTTGAGGATGAGGGCGACTATGGGGTTTATCTCATAGACGGCCAAGTTCACGAGAGCAACACCTCAAAACTCTCCTATTCCTGGGGAGCTGATAAAAACCAAATCCGGACGCAGTATGTTGAGCCTGCCGCCCGCGAGATTATCCGCGAGGTCAAACGCCGCCTTGCAGAACATCAGCGCGTTCCTTCGCAAGAGGACGCCATTTCTATTGCGTTCGCCGGCATCAAGCGCCACAAAGAGCAGTACACAGTCTTTGGAACCGAGATGCACAAGGCGTTTCAAAACTTTGACGAGTCCAAGCCTGTTATTTTACCGACCCCGCGCCATCAGGCGTTCTTTCAGGGGTTTTTATATTTCCGAAAGCAGTACGAAGTGAAGCCGATTCTCGTTGAGAAACTCCTCATTTGTCCTCATTGTGGCCTAACAACTCAGATAGACAATTTTTCAGAGGTGAACGGCCTGAATACGATTATGGATTACAAGACCGGCAGGACAGTTGGATTCAACACACCGTTTCAGCTCGCGGTCAACAAACATGTTCTCGAAGCTTTGGGATACCGCGTGGACCGGACCTGGGCAGTCCATATTCAAGATTTCTTCGGATACCCGATTGAGATGTGCGCGCCTTGGGAAGATGTAGAGTTGCGGCTTAAAAATGCCGAATTAAAACGGAAGACTTTGAATCCGAAGATTTATGTCAGGGAGTTTTCAGGCGAAAAAAAAGAAGCCTCAGCCGAAGCTAAGACTTCAATAGAGCAAGGACCTGCTCACGAGACAAATTTTCTGGGTCATCAATCCCAGCAGGAAGGGCAGGAGCCTTCACCCACAGACGTTTGCTCAGAGTGTGGATTGTCACTGCTACCTGACCGCACTTGTCTCTGTCTGGCAGATACACGACCCCTCGAAACAGTTGCGATAAAACGGCCAGTTGGTCGTCCGAGACGAACGCCCCAAAGCACGACACCGCGTAAAAGCCCATCTGCCAATACTTCATCACGCAAAGCGGACTCTCAACGACAAACCCCACCCGAAGAGGTAGAGCTGGATTTGAAGCACATTCACCCGAAGCGTTTGAAGCGCCGGCTTTTTCAACGAGCTGTTTAATCTGCCAAGCCCCGAACACTTCCAACTGCTTATGAAAACCCTTGGGGAAAATGTACTTTGGGTCAGTCGAATCTTCAGCAATCGTTCTCGCCAAATATCCTACCTTGCAACCATCGCTGAAACGCCTGACGGAAAACAGCACCTTGTCCGTGTAGAGCGACTTCCGACTTGGATTCCGGTACTGTCCGACACCGAAGAGCTTGAGCGTTTCTTCCATTAAGCCGCGAGCTTTTAGCCAATCACTTTTCACATAAAACTTTTCATATGTTCCAGCAAATGGTTTATTTTCCAGAGCAGCCGATTCTTGTTGTACCGCAGGCTCTTTACGAAAGATTTCCTGAGTTGTTTCAGGCGTCGTACTTCCGAGTATCCCGACCGCTTCTTGAAACCCAATCTTCTTGAGCTTCATTACGAGGTCGATTGACCCGCTTCCATGCTCCCCGCAAGAGAAGCAGTTGAATTTCTCATCCGTGAACGAGAAAGACGTATTGTTTTTCTTGGGTTGATGGAACGGGCATTTCCCGTAGTGTTCCTTTTTTCCTGGCCGCTTTTTAAAGCCTGTGAAGCCTAAAGAGGCAAGCACAGAGCCGAGCGGGATGCTTCTGACATCCTGATATTTGTCCATTGGTCCTCCTTTGGCTTCTGAACCGAACGCTGCTCACGGAGGTAACTGAATCCCCACGAACAGCGTCCAGCACAGAATTTACTTGTTCAATTTTCCAGCCACGAATTTTCCAACTTCGATAATGAAGATGATGAATATTGCGAGTCGAAGTAGGAACACTTCTGCCCCAGAAAAGTCAGGCATTTTTGCCGCCCTTTCCACATCGAGACGCACCTCTACGCCCCGGTGTAAAAACTCTTTAAATTTTCAGTAGTAGTTAGGTATTACCAGTGGTCCGCATCTGTGTCCAGGTTCATTCAACGAATCGTGCTTGAATAGCAGTAGAGCCTTTATTTACGCCTTTTTTCAACCCAATGTCAACTCAAACTTTTCAACAGTGGATTCACCCTCTTCTTGATTATTACAAGTACGAGGCAATAATTTTCACGGACTATATCCGACCCAACAAGCACGGCACTTTCAGCGTGAGGAACGCACCAGCAGCCCAGGCGAGATTGGGAGTGTCAGCGCGATATCTGTACAAGGTCCGAGGACGGATGGAGAGTCTTGCAAGGCTTTATGAGGCGCTGGTGGAGAACGGGGTTGTGGAGTAGCATTGTTCAAGAGGTCTCCAATGGCTCTACTCGTCAAGGAAGTCCGTCGCACACTATTGCCCCTAACTTATGCTGTTTTGATTTTTGGCTTAGCATTAGCTGCTTTCGGTTTGGTTCTAGTTCGGCTTGGTCACACAGGAACTGCCGAAATGACCCTGTTCGGTCAATCAATTAAAACAACGAGTATCGGCATTGCTGCAATTTTCATCGGGGCTGTTGCGGTTGTTCGAATGGTACGAAGAATGTTTGAGTGGGTGGATACAGCAATTCGTCGGGAATCTCCCGAGCAGCCCGAGCCTCAATGGAAATTACGTCTCAGACGTCGTTAGTTTATTCTCCAGCAAATAAATCAGCATTTTGGCACGGTTGTTTGCCTCGTCTTTCATTAATACCGATTCTTTCAAGACCTCTCCAATATCTGACTGCACCCAAATATCTCGGTTCAAATATGGCTGAAGTTTCTCTCCCAGCTCGGCAACTGTGAAGGCGGAAATGCGGTCATCTCTGGACGACGGAGCAACGACCCATTTTCCAATCCCGCTCCAATCATTTTCCTCCCAATTTTGTAACCAGTAAAAATAACTCTCCTGTTTCACTCCCAATTCTTTGAGCCGTTTGGCGAGGTCGAGGGAGACGACCTGATTTTCTAATTTCATTTTTTCGTTGGTTATAATTTGCTTATGACTAATTGTTTGCATGACAAAGTTCACAGAGAATACGACAAGGGCGGTCAGGGAGACTTTGTTTGCGAAGATTGCGGCGACACATTTGGGAGCCGTGACCAGCTTGAGCAAGCCCGTCAACAGGCTAAGGAGCAACAACAGAAATGAGTCAAGCGGAAAAACTGACGATTGAGTGTTATGTTGAAGATGTACACACCTCTGGAAGCAATATTCAATAACAGTCGAAGCCTAGCGGCTTGCCTTCCTACTGAGCGACAGCGAATTATCGAGCGAACGCACCTACAACCCCCAATATTATGAGGAAGACCAGGATTCCGGCCACGAAGAGCAGATGAGATTTCAAACGCTTCATTGCCTTCTCGCGCTGGATTTGTGAATAGCCTTTTTGATAGTTCATAAAGGTTATTTTCCGCTAGCATCCTCAGATGGCTCTGTCAAAAAGGCGTAATCCAATAATCTGGTTACGGGAATGACCCATTCATGACCGTTCCCCGCTTTACATGTAAGGGTTAGCTTGTCCAACAATTTAGGATATGTAATTTCAATGCTATTTGAGTTCATTGTTTTGTTTTTCAGAGTTCACAGCCTCGTTTAATGTTAGTTCCTCCAGATACCGCGCCCTTTGAATCCTCTTTCTGTCATCGAGTCCCAGCCGAGCTTTAGCGCGAACGGTTATCAGCTTCCACCCCGGCTCTGAGAACCGGAGCGACCGAGTTTTCCTTGTTATTTTCATGTTCAAACGGATTACTGATTAAAAGGGACCGGAGCAGCAAGTCATTACAGTACCGATGTTCGCAAGGAGTCTTGCAGGCATCGACCAAGCCGCCGGCCAATACTTTATCTTTCATACGCCCCTCCCCGCATCGAACGATTCCTGCTTAGCCTTTTCTGCCTTTTCTGCAAAGTCAAAGTCTTCAGCATCCGGCAATTCCACCAGTTCTTCAGCTTCGGGCTCGGCTAATGCAACACCGTTGAAAATATGTGACATACATTTACTCTTTCTCCCTCACTACACAGGTATTCTGACATTTCCACGGATTAGTGCAAATGCGTGAAAACCGCATAGATAAGCCAACGGAAAAATAATTGTCCACAGGTAAACGAAAAAAGCACCAGCTTTTGGCCAGTGCTTCAAGAAATACTGATAATTGGCAATCTGTAGAAGAATAAGGTTTAGGTCAACAACGTTTTGGTCTTCAGTGTCCATTGGTCCTCCTCGCCGGCATGATAAGGCGAATCAGAGAACCGCTGAATTGTGCAGACCTACAGGCAAAGAGCCTACATTAAGCATTTCACTTGTGCAAACAGCCATCTCAGAAGTCATCGAGGAAGCAATTTACCGCCGCGTTAAGACCACCATTGACCAGTATGTGAAGAAGAATGGCCCAGCGTTCGCAGAACACAAGTTTGCCGGCGTCGAGTGGAATCTTCAGGTCACAGTCCTCGTGGACAATCTGGGGCTGAATCCAAAGTCGAAGCCCTCACTTTTTAAACGCTTTATCAATGCCATCAAAAACTTCCGCAAAGAAACAAGTCAAGCCGACTAAATTCCGCTTCGTCATTCGCAAATACGTCATAGCCTCATCCGTGCAGCAAGCCCTGAAATACGAGTCCAAATCCCCGGTGCATGAGGTGTTTGTGGCTGACCGAGCAGAAGACCGCGCCATTGCAGACCCGATTGGCTTTGAGTACATAGCGCCGGAAGAGTGGGCCTCTTATGGTCCGTACTCAAAAAAGAACCGCAAGAAACTTGATTAACCGATTTTTTTACCAATATGTCAAATGGCGGCAAGCGCCCAGGAGCCGGCAGGAAAAAAGGCTCCGTAGCCAAACACACACTCGAAGCGCAGGAATTTAGAAAGCGCCTTATTCAGCGTGTCACACCCGTTTGGGACGACATCATCGACACCATGATTGAAAAAGCTGCAATGGGCGAATCATGGGCCATCAAGGAAATCAATGACCGCATTCTTGGTAAAGCCATTCAGCCATTAGCCAGTACGGACGACCAGGGCAATATCTTGCCATTCCAGATAATCGTTAAACAGAAAGACAGTGGAGAAAATAGAAGTTGAACTCTTCGGCGAACAATTCAAGGCTTTCAACTTCACCACGCAATTCGCCGCAGCAATCGCGGGCGTTCAGGGCGGTAAGACATTCGTTGGCTCTCTTTGGGCCGGCAAAAAGATAAATGACTTTCCTAAAGGCGTTGGAATTATTGCGGCGCCGACTTACAAGATTCTCAATCAGTCCACGCTCGTAAAGTTCTTTACACACTTTCCATCGCTTAAGCAGTACCACAAAGAGCAGAAAGGCGAGATTCAGCTTCCGACAGGTGGCACAGTATTTCTTCGTTCGCTCGACCAGCCTTGGGGAGCGGAGGGAATTACTGCCGACTGGATTTGGGGCGACGAAGCCGGCCAAATGAGCAGAAATGCTTGGACCGTCTTCCGCGCTAGAGTCTCAACGACTCGTGGCCAGGTCTTTCTCACAACAACGTGGTATGACCTCGGTTGGCTTTATCAGGAATTCTATGTCCCTTGGGAAAAGGGAACGGACGCAGCCTATTCCGTTTTTCGCTGGCGCAGCGTCGATAACCCGGCATTTCCACAGGACTATTACGAAGCAGAGAAGAAGCGTCTTAGTCCGGAAGAGTTTGCAAGGCGTTATGACGCAATCCCGACAAAGATGGAGGGCCTCGTATACGACCTACCCGCAGACCAGATTATCGCTCCAATTCCCCTTGCAAGCCTCAACATCAAAGACATCATCTACGGCCTCGACTTCGGATTTCACAATCCAGCGGCAGGAGTGGCACTTGTAATCACATCAGACAATATCGTTTATGTAGTTGACGACAGCATTTACACATCAGGGTTGACCCAGGACGACTTAGAAGACAGGCTCCGTACGCTCAGGCAGCAAATTCCTTTTACATACACATACCCAGACCCGGCAGAACCCGACCGCATATTGTCCATGAAGCGCAAAGGCTTCTATGTCCGCGCGGTCGATAAGAATGTTGAGCTTGGAATCAATGCAGTCAGAGAATTAATCCGCAAGAAGCAGCTTTTCGTCTTCAACACTTGCCGCAATTTCCTCGATGAAATCAACTCGTACCATTACGACAGCAACAAACTCAAAGAAGAGCCAGTCAAAGACAAAGACCACTTGATGGACGCTCTCCGTTACGCAATTTACAACCACCACCCGAAACCCGCGCCAATCTTTGACCTCAAGGTCACAGGCGGCGTTAAGCCTTTTTTACAAGGCATCGGATAAACCCGCAATAAATGGCAATCAACCACGAAACCCTAATAAACAAACTCCACCGCAATAAGCAGGACGGCTTTTTCTTTCAACAAAGGCGGCATCCGCAGTGGACCGAGAACTATGAGCTGTACCGCGACACCGTAATCGTGAACCGGCTCACCCAGCGCCAAAGCGTCAACATCCCCTTAATGAAAGAGACAGTCAAAACAATCCTCGCCGGCATTGACGACGATTCCAAGATTGAATATGAAGAACTCGATAACGACGAGCAGAAGCAGATTTTCTTTAACGAATATTGGAACTGGACCGCAGACCTCTGCAAGCTTGAACTGAAAGACATCGTAGATAAGAAGCAGGTTCTTCTCTACGGCCGCAGCTTTTGGAAAATGAATATCGTGGACGGCGCTTTTTACGCCGAAGTCCTCGACCCGCAAGACATCCTCATTGACCGCTACGCCGACCCCTCAGACATTGAAACCGCGCAGTACATCATTCATCAGCACATTTACAGAACGCTGGGCGAGATTAAGAACAATTCGCTTTACGACCAAGAGGCAGTCGAACGCTTGGGCCAGTATTACGCCACAGAAGCCGGACTTATCAAGGCTGGGGAGAACATGCAGTCCTCACTTGAGAAGAATCAGCGCATGAAGGACATGGGCGATATTTACGCTGACTTCCCGCAGATTGGCGAGACCATCGTTGAACTGAATGAGCATTACGTGAAGCTTTGGGACGACGAGAAGAAGAAATACATCCTGACCCTCGTAACAATGGCCGACCAAGAGATTCTTTTACAGAAGCCGCTTGAAGATATTTTGAATATTGATTTCTTCCCATTCGTCACTTGGGCAGACGATTTGGAACGCTTGGATATTTGGTCTGATGCCTGGGCAGATGTTGTCCGTACCCCGAACAAAGTCTTGAACGCTTGGTTCTCTCAGATGGTCGAGAACCGCACAATGCGCAACTTCGGCATGAATTATTACGACTCTTCAGGTATGCAGGGTTTCGCTCCGCAATCATTTGAGCCGCAGCCTTGGGGTTGGGTTCCAATTCCCGTACCAGAAGGAAAGAACCTTGCAGACGTATATCAGAAAGTCGAGATTCCAGACCTCAAAGATTCGATGGACGAGATGCAGTTCATTATTGACCTTGTAGAACGCGCCACCGCAGCCACAGATATTCAAAAAGGCGAACCGAATAAAGACGAGATAACACTTGGCGAAGTGAAGCTGCTTGCAGCTAACGCGCAACAGCGCATTTCCTCAATGTCCAAGTTTTACAGACAGGCCCGCAAAGAGTTTGGCGAAAAATGGCAGAAGCTTGTAATGGCTAATGCCGACAAGTTAAAAGCCGTTAAGGTCTTCAAAAAGTCCTACAAGGGCAAGATGTTCTCAAAAGACTTAAAGCCGGGAGATTGGAAATCAGAATCAGGGTACAACGTCAGAGTCGTGCAGCAAGCCGAACAAGACCAGAAAAATCTCGACACCGTTCAGAAACTCGGAGCCATTAAACAGCTCTACCCGAACAATATTCCTTTAGCCAGGATTCTTGAAGAGAAGCTGCTCGACATTGCCAACGTCTCACCAGAACAAAAGAAAGAAGTCATGGACTTTGAAAAGCAAGCGGCCCAACAACCGCAGCCCGGCCAACAGCCAGGTCAAGCCCAACCACAGCCTCAACCAGTAAGCCCTCAACCTCAATATGCTTAACATTCCAACGCTTTTAGAAAAGCACGGCCTGAAAATCGAAGAACTCAATAGTGCAGAGCGTGAGACGCTCGACAAGTGGAGTAAGGCTTGGCAGCAGCAAGAGATGTCAGTTCCAAAGATTCGAGAGCTACTTGAGAACTTGATTGACGGAACGCAGAAGGAATTAGCCGACCTCAAAGAGTCAACTTCATTTTGGTCTTGGCTCTTCAACCGCAAGAAAGACATTTTCGTAAAAGCGCGGCTTAGAAATTATCTGACGCTCAGAGACTTCATCGCTGGGCCGGAACGAGCGCGCAAATTCATCGAAGAAAACCTTAAAAACATTAACAACAAATAAATGAACGACAAAGCACTAGAGCTGAACGCCGATGAGCGTGACCATTTAGCGAAATTACTCGCAATGGATATTAACGACATGCGCGATACACACATCGAGGCTATCAAAGCCCGCGCCGACTATTTGACCGACGAGATAAAAGCACGGCTGCCATTCCTTTCAGAAGTGAAATCAACGCCCAAAGTCGGCAAGAAATCCGCTCCAATCGTGGCCGAAGATTCGTCCCAAAACTAGCACCAAACAGGCACACCCAACTGCCCGGATGAGAATGTATTCAAGTATGTCAAAGAACCTTGCCACCTTATCCCTTTCCATATCATCACCTCAAAATTTCATCAGAATTTAACGGTCTGTACATCCGACTTTAACAAGCGAATGTTGCCGGAAGATGAACGAATCACAAAAAGTTTGTGGAACTTTAGTGGATGGATGTGCAAAAGAACGGTCTACGGCTGAAATATACAGAAATCTGTAGATATTAACGGCCTAATCCGCTAACGCACGGTCGGATTTTCTAGGGCATACATAATAGCCGCACACCTTCCAAATGCAACCTACTTATTTTCAATTAACCGCCTAACCCCGTAAGGGACGGCCATAAACAAATGACAGAACCATTGCAAACCCCGCCAGTCGGGACGCAACAACCGGCAGAGGTCACGCCGCAAGAAGACCTAAACGAGACTGAACAGCTTTTAGCCGAGAAGCAAGCCGCTATCGAAGCAGAAGCTAAAGCCCTAATGGACCCGGAGAACAAACCTCCAGAGCCGCCAAAGGGGTCAATACCGCAGCAGCCTCAAATACCTGGCCCGGAGGTCACTCCAACACCAGTACAAACCCCGGTACCGCCCCAAGAAGACTTCGAGGAGAAATTCCGACAGTCATCTCGCGAGGCAAATAACCTCGTTGCCGCAAAACGGCAAACAGAGGAACGGCTCAAGCAACTCACAAACATTAATATCACCGAAAACGAACTACGCGCTCTCTATCCCGATTGGGACTCGATGAATGAAATCGAGAAGCGAGCATTTCGAGAAACAGCCCTTGCCAACAAAAAGGCAAATCAGGCTCTCGACCTCGCTACAAACATGATGGAACAGCAGCAGTGGGCAGCAGACTTCGCAAGAACCCTCAAAGCAAACCCGGCACTCGCCGGACGCGAAGAGGCATTTAAAGAATACTGCTACAAGCCCTCTCACAAATCTGTTCCGATTGATGTCCTCGTAAAGTCATTTCTCTTTGACGTTCAAATAACCAACATCCCAACACCAGCTCTTCCGGCCCCAGGACTCGAGAGAGGCTCAGGCGGTCCAAGAGAAACAGGTAACGGAGAGATGAACGAGGAACAGCTAGGACTTCTTCGCACTTCCAGCCCAGAAGCCTACAGAAAAGCTATCCAAGCCAAAATCAGGAAAGAACAACGCAGATAAAGTTTTCGGCATTAGAAATTCACATCTTCAATGCCATCATACGCAACGAAGTTAGCTGAATCTTTTGCAGCAGAGACCATCAAAATTTACTACCAGAAATCTGTTATCGACATGATTTCGAATAGAAATTATGAAGGTGAAGTCAAAGACAAAGCTTCAAAGCTGAATGTTCTCACTTTCAGCAAAATCAAATTGAAGGACTTCAATGGCGCGACCATGACTCCGGACTCACTGACCGAGTCAAACGCCCAGCTCACCACAGACCAGCAAAAGGCAAGCTACTTCCAAATCCCATCACTGGCTAAATTCCAGTCTTACATCAAAAATCCAGAAGGCACAATCCTGGAACAAGTCGGTAACGAACTCAAAGAAGTTATCGACGCGTTCGGCTTAGGCTTTTACACCAAAGCAGCCGCAGGAAACCGTGTCGGTACTGATTACGTCACCGGCACAGTCACAGTAACAGCAGTAACCGGCGCAGTTGTCGGTTCAGGCACAACCTTTACAGCCGCAATGGTCGGTAGAGGTTTCAAGGCCGCAGGACAAGCGTCCTGGTACAGGGTTAAATCTTTCACAGACACAACCCACATCACAATCGAGGACGACCTCGATGATGTCGCATCCCAATACACCGGCGGCGCAGTAGCAGGAGGAACTTCATTCACAATCGAAGCAAACACTCCGGTCGCTTTGACTTCTTCCACCATTTACGGCCAAATCGTAAATTTAAAACAGAAATTGGATGCAGCTAAAATTCCTGCATCAGACCGTTTCTTAGTCATTCCGAGCAAGGTTGAAGCAATGTTGCTCCAATCAACCGCTTTGGTTACTCCTGTTGACGCCGCTTTCGAAGGTATTGTCAAAGAGGGCGTAATCGGCAAAATCGCCGGTATGACCATTGTCAGCTCTGAACAAGTTGCAGGCGACAACACCAATGGCTACCGCGTTATTGCAGCTCACAAGTCTTGGTTGACATTCGCGCAAGCCTATGTCGAAACAGGAATCGAACCGTTGATTGGCTCGTTCGGTCAGGCTTACAAAGGTCTTAACGTCTATGGCGGCAAAGTCATTGATGAAAGACGCAAAGCTGGCGCAGAACTGTTCTGTACCGCTTAATCCTCTGATAATTAATTCCTAACTTCACATGTCAAGAACAAGAGTTTTTCAGGCTCCCAATTCAATGGGTTCGCTGAATGCCCTACTGGACACAAATCAGAGAGAACTCTGCAACATGCTTTTCAACTCAGGAGCGCTCGCCATTCACGGCGCATCATCTCCGTTGGCAAAGTTTGTAAACACACTCAAATATTTAGTTGATGGTGTTTATTGCAGCAAGGCAGCAGCAGACTGCGCGGCCCTCGCAGGTACTACCCATAACGCTAAATTCAATGTTTATGTCTTTTCAATAGACGCGGCAGGGAATTTGACAACCACTATGGGAACCGAAGGCGCAACTCGCGCAGCAGTTGTTTTCCCAACTCTGACAGACGGCCAGATTGCGATTGGTTTCGTTGAAATCAACCCAACCGGCACAGGTGACTTCGTAGGCGGCACAACCAACTTGGACGACGCAACAGTCGTTCCAAACGCGGTTTACGTCAACATCACTTCTGGTTTCATTCCAGGCACACAAGCAATGTAATTTGCTGACTCTGCTCTTCTCTCGCAGGAGGGCGGGTCTCAGTTAATTAATCAACAAAAATGTTTGCATCACGCTTCGACGTTAAGGAGAACGTCCAATACAAACTCTTTGATAAAGACGGGAACCTAAAGCCCCTTTTTCAGCCACACACTTTCGTTGCGTGGATGATTAAAAACGGCTGGCTCTCTCCCCACATTCCAAAGATTTCTCTCCTATTCGGTTTCTGGCGCTCAGAACTGAATGTCTCAAACCTCATCACTAATGCAGGCCGCGCGCTCATCTCAGGACTGATTAACGGCTCAGGCACACCCGCAGCAGCAACTTTTATTGCAGTTGGGACCGGAACAACAGCCGCATCTACCGCCGACACCACTCTTCAGACTGAAACCGCTACATCTGGCCTTTCAAGAGCAGCGGGAACCGTTTCACTTGTCACCACCAGCGTCCCGAACGACACCGCCCAGGTCACAAAGACCTTTTCAGTCACAGGCACAGTTGCGGTCACAGAAGCAGGGCTTCTTAATGCCGCTTCAGTTGGAACTCTTCTTTGCAGACAGGTCTTTGCCGCAATCAATGTCGCAAACACTGACCAGTTGCAAATCACTTGGAAAGTTCAAAACGCTTAATCCTTACAAATGGCAATCGCCTTTGATACAAATTCAACTCTCCACCAAGGCACAAGCTCCGTTACCTTTTCTCATACCTGTACCGGCAGCAACTTAATCCTGTTTGTCGCCTCGCACAGCAGCACAACCACTTCCGGGGTCACTTATAACGGTGCCGCGATGACCAAAATCACTCAGAAAACTCTTGGCAGCGGAGCTGAATTGTCTCTCTGGTATTTAATTGCTCCTTCAACCGGCGCTCATAATGTTGTTGCAACTGGCAGTGGCGGCGCTCCAACTGTCAGTGCTTGGTCAGCTTCTTATACCGGAGTCCAACAACGTTCCCAGCCTGACGCTAGCGGCGTTGCCGGTCCGACGACTTCCACCTCGTTTAGCCAGTCCCTCACTAGCGTTGCCGATAATTGCTGGGCAATTTGGGCCGGATTTACGGCTTCCGGCTCTACCGACACCGCAGGGTCAAACACTGTTCTCAGAGTTCAAGACATTGCGTTAGTCGGTCTTTTCCTTGCAGATACAGGCGCAGCAAAAACCCCGGCAGGAACCGACACTATGAATATGACGGCGTCTGCTTCGGTAACTTGGGAAACGATAATGGCGACATTTGTCCCTTTCTCGGTTAAAGCCGCCAACCTAACAGAATCAGCCACAATTACCGACAAATTATCCCGGCTTCCAAGTCGCACTTTAACTGATTCATTCAGCCTTACTGACACATTCTTTCGTAACATCACCAAAGTTCTGAGTGAAAATCTTACCCTCTCTAATGTCCTCACATTTCTTCATTCTCGCTTTCTTATCCTCACTGAGACCTTTTCACTCCTCGACACCATGATGTTCAAAACCATCAAAAATCTATTTTCACCACGCAGCACTTCTTTCTCAGACAAATTCACCAGCCGAGGCAATTCAGCCACGGACAAATTCTCGAAGCAAAACACAAGCTTCTCTGACAAATTTTCATCCCGATAAAATGCTCCAAGTAGAACCCATTTCAAATTTCAGCGGTTTTGGAACTGGCAAAGCAACCAGTCCGTATTCGCCATACAAGGAATATTTCTACTCGCAAGGAATGCAGAAATCGCAGTTCGGAATATCTCCGCGCTGGAACATCTCAAAAGATGTTGATAATTCTGGCCTCGCAAACCTTCAACTTGCAAATTGGTTCAGTCAGGGAATGCTCGGAGGAAACAGTTATGTGTATGCCTTCGCCTCAGACGGTCGGCTATATCGAACAGCCCTCGGCGCAGCCTCATGGACCGAGCAGCGTTTTATCTCATCGCCTTCTTCCCACGGAAACGGCATGATTTTCGACCAGACCAACCGCTTGCTTTATGCAAACGACCAATGGCTCGGGATGAGCAGCGACGGCAGTTCTTTTACAGACCTCTGGAAAGATTTCACCCTCAGCACAACAGATTTTCGCCCGATGGACACGTACGAAGATTGGGTCGTAATCGGAAACAAGAATCAGGTAGCTCTTCTCAATGTCACTGACGACAGTTTCAACGCGAATGCCCTGAACCTACCTTCCGGTTTCAACATCCGCTGCATCAAGTCAGGCGCAAACGGTATTCTCATTGGAGCAAATTTCAACAACCGCGGCGTATTACTGCTCTGGCAGCCGAATTATGTTCGTTCTATCGCTCCCTGGATTTGGCGCAATCGCACAATTCAATCCATCATTCCAACGGACACCGGCTGGGTAGTAATCACTCAGGGCGAAATCTTTTCAACAAACGGCTATTCAATTCAACCGATTACCGCCGAATTTCCAGACAATCTCAAAAACTCATTCAACATAACCAACACCGTATTACCTCAAGGCGCGGACATCGAAGGCAACAGCCTCATATTCTGGGGTTCCAATGCTCAATTCAATAGACAGAAGCCTGGAATATATATCGTGAATCTTGATTCCGGGTTATATGAATTCGTTCCGGTTTCAAATAATGTCACAGCCGGCGTCACCGGAGGAGCAGTTTTCTTCGACAACAACAACTCCGTTCATCTTTCCTACACAACCGTAACCCCAAGCGCCAAATTCATCGGCCAACTCATAAACACCAACCCCTCAAGCGCTGTCCATATTTCCGAACAACTTGGCCAAAGTGGAAATGAAAAAGTTGCAGAAGGCGTTAAGTGGTCGCTCGGAATAAGTTCCCATCAAACTTTGACACCCGCCATAACATTCGATATTTCAGTAAAAATTGCGAACGCGCGCAGAAACCTGTTCGGCTGGGGACTTACTAATGCAATGTCTGGTTCCGCAAATCTCTTACAAGTCGATGGCTCTCTTTCATCTGGAAGCGGAATCAATAAGGCGCAGCTTGGCGATGAGGTCACAATTCTTGAAGGAATCAATGCCGGCCAGGTGCGGCACATTTCAAATATCGCCAATCAAGGAACAAACACTGAGACATGGACCCTCAATTCCGCACTCCCCAACAACACCGAAGGCTCGATTCACTTCAACGTAAGCCCTTTCAAACTTGCAGAGAAGTTTTCCCTTTCAAACATCTCCGAACTCAAAGAATTGTTTTTCAACATCCAAAACCGCATCAAAGGCAAAAAGTTTCTGGTCAAAACTCTCATAGAAAATATGCCAGCAGGCCTAATGCTCGAACTCAAAGACGGCCAGTTCATTTATGACGAATTAACTCTAAAGAAATGACGGAAGACCAATTCAACAATGCCGTAAATAACGGACAAGTCAATCAAGTAGAACAACTACCAGCTCTTCCGCTTCCCGCAAACCCAGCCGACTCGGAGTCGGGCGACAAACTCAGTGATTTTATTCAAGTTCTTCAGGTTTTGCGCAGTCCAAAAACCGCCCTCTCCGCTCCACCGACATTCGCTCCCAAGTCCTTTGCCGATTCAATTCAATGGGTAGATGACGGCGTAACCAAAACGCCCTACTTTTACATCAATGGCCAATGGGTAGCACCTGTTCCAAGCAACGCTATGCCTATTTATTGGCCGACCGGCGACAATCTCATCGGCGGGACCACAACTGCATATATAGGCATAAATGCTATTGGAAGCGACGAAACCGTGGTTCCAACTGTAATGCCTGTCGCTGGCACAATTACCAAGTTGTTCGCCCAGACTTTTACTGCGCAACCTGCTTCCGGCAATTCCGTTCTCACCGTTAGGAAAAATAATGCTGACCAACCCATAACATTGACAATTCCTGCTAATGCTTCCGCTGGACTCTTCTCTGATTTGACACATTCTTTCTCGGTTGCTGCTGGCGACTTGATTGACGTGAGATGGGTCAATAATGCCACTACAACAGCCTGCAAAATTCATTACGTCGCCTTCGTTTTTATACCCGCCTAATCATCAGTATCAATGACATTCCAAGAAGCAAAACAACAGCTTGCTCTCAAGCTGGACATAAATTATTCAGACATCGCAAACAACGGCCTTTTCACAGATAGCGATTTGGGTCTGTACATCAATTCTGCGATTCAGGATGCTTGGGATTACAAGCCTTGGCCCTTCACTCAGAAAGCAAAGACCACCGCTACACTCAACACCCCTTATTACGATTACCCACAAGACCTCATGCTCGGCAGCGCGTACCTGGTAAAAGTGACCGGCAACGAGTACAAGAAAATCCAGTACGAAGATTACGTCAAAGTCTTCGAACTCAACTCCGCAGACACTAGCCGAATTTGGGCAGAGTGGGAATCATTCATTTTCATAAATCAAAACGCTTACACAGTTGGAGATACCCTCGACATTTACGGCAAAAAAATCGCTCCCCAAATGTCTAACTCTTCTGACCTTTTGCCCTTCACTCCAATTTCCGATTCCTATGAATACAGCGGCAACAATGCAATCATCACGCTTGCCTATTCAGAAGCCTTGGGAGGAGAAAAGAAAAACAATCCACAGAAAGCAGCTCTCGAACTGAAAGAAGCTTTCCTAAAACTCGATAATCTCTGGAAACCGTTTGCCGACCAGAAGGCCACACAGCAAAGCAAAAACCGCCCGATGTTTGACGCACCTGATTTCTTCCGTACTCGAATGCCTACCAACAATAGCAATAACATTGGCACTTTTAACCCATAAATAAATGACTCTTGACGAGCTGCTACAAGGCGGCGCACAACCACTTCAAGGCACAACCCCTTCTCTTCAGGGCGGAGTAAACCCGCAACAACCTGTTAACCCTCAGAACCCACAGCCAACTGTTCCGTCTGTTACCGTTCCGAGTCAGTATGTCGCGCCACAACCGACCCCGGCCCCGCAGCCGCAACCCACTCCTCAAGCCGCGCCGGATACCTCTCTTAATTCAATCTTTCAACCCTACATTGGAAGCAGGCCCTCGCCCTCTAGCCCAGGCGTTTTAGAATATTTCAATAAGCAGACTGGCCAGGGATTTTCTACACCACAGGAGCTTTTCAACTTTGCTTCAGGACTTGGAGCCGGCCAGGTCTCTTCGTTCGACCAATTACACGCGAACGTAAATCAGCCGCAGCCAGCCCAGGCTCAAACAGTAGGACTCAATTACCCAACATCACCCGTTTCTACCGACCCACTTCAGCGCCTTGCACAGACCGCCGGGACCGCAGGACTTTCGATTGACGACCTCACCAAGATTGCCCAGGCAAACTCCGCACTAAACCCAGATGAAATTGCTCAAATTCGGCAGAGCCTTGGAATCGACCAGCTTGCACAGACAGCCTTTGCGCAGCCTACACAAAGCACCGTTGACCTTTTTAATCAGGCTTACTCTCAAGCAGGACTTGGAGATTTAAAAACCAAGATTCAAGCTCTTTCAGACCAAATCACTCAAGAGCAGAACAATTACGCCGATGCCGTTGCGTCCGTAAACGAAAATCCATTTCTCACGGAAGCCTCAAGAGTCGGAAGACAGGCGACCCTTGCAACACAGGCCCAGCAAAAGATTGGAAACATTCAGCAAGAGCAGCAGAATTTAACAGACCTCTATCAGCAGGGCTTGACCGAGGCAAACGCTTTTGTCACCCGCTACACAAACGATTTCAATACGACCAAACAACTTGCAGCCGCAAAGCTCGATTACTTGAACCAACAGGCCCAGCAGATTGCAACAGCAGAACTCGCACAAAAGCAGCAGCAGATTTATCGCTATCTGCCTGATTACTTGCAAGCAAAACAGCAAGCTTCAGAACCATTTGGCAGCGCACAGTACGGATATTACAAATACAATCCGGACACAAAAACTTACGAGCAGGTCTCAGGCCCAGCCGCACAGTTCGAGTCAAATCCGATTACCGGCGAACTCTTCAATAACAAAACCGGCCAGCCAGTCGGCGCAACAGGTTCCGGAAGCGTTTCAGACGCTTTCGGCGCACCGGCCCCAGCCCAGACGACTCTTGCACAGACAAATAACAATCCAGGCAACATCCGCAACCCTGCAACTGGACAATTCGCGGTTTACACCACACCGCAAGCAGGTTGGCAAGCACTTGAGAGCGATATTCAAGCCAAAATCTCAGGAAACAATGCTCATGGCCTTGGACCAAACAGCACACTTCAAGATTTCTTCAATGTCTACGCCCCAACGGGTGACGGTAGCAACAACCCGGCTTCTTATGCTCAATCAGTTGCTCAACAACTTGGAGTAAGCCCGACAACCAAGCTCGGCGACCTCTCTAATCGTGTACAAGACTTTGCAGTAGCAATCGCCACGCATGAGGGATATTTCAACGGCTCAACCGCGACGGGAACACCAAGCGGAAATATCATTGACCAGTCAGCCCAGCAGCTCGTTGACGGAACCGCAGCGCCTTCTCAATTCTCAAAGCGTGGAGCTCAATATCAGCTCATTCTTGATAAAGCAAATCAGCTTTCACTCGCGCAAACAGGTCATGCTTTCGACGCACAACAAGCCGAAGTAAATTTCAGCAATAAAGAAGCCGCCCGACCAATAATCAACCTTGAACAATCCGTCGAAAGTCATCTCGATACCGTTCTTCAGGATTCCGCAGCATTAAATAGAAGCAACAGCCCTGCGATTAATCAAGCGCAATTCGCCGTTCAACAAAAAACCGGCCCAGGCACGGCTCTGACCAAATACCTCCAAGCAATTCAGGACGCTAAAGGTGAAATCTCAAAATTGTTAGCAGGCAGCGGCGCACCTACCGACGAGACGCGCAATGAAGCAAACGCCATGCTTAACGAATTCTTAGGCCACGGCGATTTGACCGCACAGATTGACCAGATTAAAACACTCGCGAAACAGAAAATCGCCGCGTACACGAATAACAACAACGGCTCACAGCAATCCCTCTCTGTTTCATCCTCGCCGGTAAATCTTTCAGACATTAATTTCGCGTTCTAATGCCACCGCTTCAAGTCGTTTCACAACCGAATAATGTCCCGACTCTCGCGCCGACAGTCGCCCCGGCTCCACAACAAGCCCCTCTGCAAGTCCAGAACGCACCAGCGCCACAACAGGCGCAGTTACCTGTACAGACAGCCCCCTCAGAGCCACAACCTCAGAACTTACCAGTTCAACCGCAACCGGCGACTCAGCAACAGACTGTTTCTGTTCAGCTCCCGCCAATCGTTACTGCAATTCAAACTGCTATCAACCGCGGCGCAGACCCTACTTCGATTCTCCAAGCCATTGCGCAACAGAATCCTGATAAACAACCTTCAATTCAAACTGCCCTTAGTCGAGGAGCCACACCGCAACAGGTTCTCACTGAAATTGTTCAACAGAACAGCGGTATCGCTCAGGATGCAGCGCCAGAACATGTTGGATTCGTCCAAAGCCTCATTCAATCAATTGCCCGACCATTCTTACGGCCCGCCGTTGGTCTTTATAACGCAGCAGCAGGAGCCGTAAAAGGACTCGAAGGCGATGTTCAGGGAGGAATCCAAGCAACTCAGCAGACTCGCGACCTGGGCTATTTCGGTAAAATTAAACCGACCTCACTTCAAAATATCGGAGAAGGAGCGGCTAAGAGCTTTGCAGACACAGCAGGGACCGGCGCAGAGATTGCCGCCAACTTCGTTGGAGGTGAAGGAGCAGTTGGAGCCGGAGAAGACCTGATTAAAGGTGCAGCCGGAGCCGCTGTTAAACAGGGAATTAAGGAAGGAGCAAAGACCGGAGCCTTAGCGGGATTCGGCAGTGGTCTTCAAGACCAAAATGCTTCTATCAAAAGTGTTGTCGAAAAAACAGTGGGCGGGGCCGTGGGGGGTGCTGTTACAGGTGGACTCATTACAGGACTCCCAGCTCTCGCGATTGGTACTTCCAAAGCCCTTAAGAACACAATCGCCCCTTCAGTCGAAGTCGCTCTTACAAAAGCGATAAAGCCGGCAAAAAATAATACAGGCTGGTTTGAGGCAATCAAAAATGTTGTTCCTGACATTCAAGAAACCGCAGCGAAAGCCAAACTCCCAATTAACAACCTCGAAGACCTCTCAAATGTAATCAAACTCACCAAAGACCGTCTTTGGAAAAGTTACACTGAGATTCTCGGTCCTCATGCAGACAGCACGATTGACGGTAATCAAATAGCAGACGCTATGCTTAATAGCCTCGATAAACGCACGCAGGTACAAAATCGCGGCCTCGTTGAAAAACTCATTGATAAAGCCGCCACTTATAGAAAACCCTTATCCCTCTCTGATGCAGAAGACTTTTTGCAGAGTGCTAATAATGAACTTCACAATTTCTATGCCAAAAATAAAGTAGGGCAAAAAGTCGCGGCTTCTGACCCTGACGTTGCTCCCGTTCTTGCTGAGGCCACTGCCTTGCGCGATTCTCTGTATTCCAAATTGAACGACCTCACTGGAAAGGACGCTGCCCTCTTAAAGAAAAAATACGGGGATTTGAGCAATATCCAAACTGAAGTCATCGGTAGAAAGAATGTTGCCGCGCGCCAGAACCCCGACAGCCTTGGAGCGCAACTAAATACTGCCCAGGCAGTCGGAAACATCCTCGAAAGTGTAGCGGATATGAAATTAGGCTCAGCTGCAAAAGGTGTCGGTCAGTTTGCAGCTTCTAAATATCTCCAACGCAAAAACAGCACAGACGGCCTGATTCAATCGGCATTCTCGCGCCTGGGGAAACACTAAGACTTTTTACGGAAGGCGTATTGGATTAGCTCGTCAGTCGTTCTGCGTTTTCGCAAAGCCGCCTGCAAAAGTAGCGTTCCAATTACCCCGACAATGATTCCTATCAACATACCCTGAACATTACTCCAATCATTAATTCCGTCAAGACGACGGTTATCCACATGTCAGACCAAGAAATAAAAGATGAACAAGACATGAAAGAACTGCTCGAAGCCTACCGCAGCTTTAAGAACCTCGGTAAAGGCGCAGTCTGGCTCTTTTCCTTTGTGCTCGTCATTCTCAGCATCCTTCTCGCCATTAAAAAACTAAAGCAATGATAGACACACTTTCAAAAGGCGCACTTCCCGACGAACACGACGAACGGGATTTTCACCTTCAGACACTTGGCGCACTTCCACCGGCAGACTTTTCAAAAGGCTCCGGTCTTTCACGCCCACCCCTTAAAGACCAGGACTCCTCAGACTCTTGCGTTTCCCACGCATGGAGTTATTACCACTGGCAACTAAAGGGAAAAGATTTCTCATGCCGCGATTTATTCGCACGAATCGCACAATCCTACGGCGCTGTAATTCGCGACGGCGGTCTTGCCATTGTCAAAGCAGGACAGGCTACGACCGCCGAGGTTGCAGACCCAAGACCTGAAACTCCCCAGAATATGCGTGATGTCACAGGCGTCACCGCAGACAAGGAATTCTCAGACAGAGAATTTGATTCGTTCGTAATGGGAGCGGACATTGACTCTGTTGCCTCTGCAATCCGTGCATACAAAGGTGTTGTCTTCGGTGTGCAGGGAACAAATGAAGGCTGGCAAAACCTTACTGTCCCAGAACCGCCAAAACCAGATGACATAAATATCGCTGGCAAAGTCTGGGGTCACGCGCTCTATGCCGTGGACTTCCACATGCACACGAACATAGACGGCTCTCAAGAGAAATGTATTATCGCCGTTACATCCTGGCCGTCAGCCGGCATTACCGAACACCACATCCGCGCTCGGTATTTCGCAACAGGAATGACCTTTAATCCTTGGACCTTAATTCCAAAATCATTAACTCAAAACAACATGCAACTCATTCGCGATAACGGCACAATCTTTTTAGTGTCAACAGACAAGACTTCTAAAATTGGAATTGGTAACGCAGACGTTCTCACAGGCTTTTTCCCGACCGAACCGATTACAGACGGCGACACTTCGCACATCACACAGGTAGGAACGCTTGCAGACGGCGTTATCCTGCATAAATAGCGGCTGGGGATAACTCATTTGCTGAGTGTGGAAGGAATTGCTACCTTTAGTAGGTAAGGATTTAGGGCTGACGTTGGTTTTTATCGCAAAGCCAGCCCCTTATGGACAAAGAATTGCAATTCAGGTGTTACGTTTCCGCTTCAGAGTGGCCTCGAGACCAGACTCAAAGAAGGAAGTTGGTGTAACATGAGCTTTTTCCCCGGAATGTGTTTCGCAAAACGAATCACCGGCAAAGCTCTCCTCGTTCGGCTTCCGAGTTCTGGGAAGCAAATAATCATGACAGCGGACGATTAACACTTAAACACTTTCAATTCTCAGACCGCGACGATTCCTATTAGGTTCTACAAAGTATTTATTCTGCGCGTTGCCTCCCAAACGCAATCCCTTGTAGGGACAACTGAAGAAGCTTTACGTCGCCAACCTCTAAGGTCCTGTCAGTTGTCTATCCCGCTTAGGTACAGGACTGTTTCACTAGGAAGCTAGTAAGCTTTTTCACGGTTCACCTCCAAGTCCCGCAGTTCGGGTCAAGGCCATTATCCCGCAGCTCGCAAACAAAAACAAACACATTCTTAAGCACTGGAAAAAGACGAGGAGGGCGTTCGTTCTTTCATTCCTGTCTTCCAGACGGGTAAACGCGCGATATTCCCATCGTTGCCGCGAGCCTAGCTCTTGGTGATTAAGGTGGACAGGCGTGAGAGAGCGAGCGAACCGTTTCTAAAAGTGCATTACGAGTAATTGTGAATCATTTCACCGGCTGGATTATGAAGCTGGAAATCCTCTTGGCTCTTGGACTTTGTTTCTATCAGCCAAAGATTCCTACCCTGCCAGTAATCCACCACGACTTCCGTGTTTCTGCAATTGCAGAATTCGAACTCAAGCATCACTTCATACCCAATGACAACATCAAAGAAATCATCAAGGCCGCAGATAAGTGTGACCTTAATCCCGCCCTACTCGTTGCAATTGATTTGCAAGAGTCCAGTGGAGGACGGCACTACATACGAAGCACTAATAACGAATGGGGCTGGGCTTCAGATACCCGTTCCTTTGAATCCGAAACAGCCGCTATTGATTACATTTCGGACAAACTCTGCAACGGGCATTATTACAAAGGAAAGCCTCTCACCGGCAAAATCCGAGCCTACAATCCTTCCCCCACCTACGCCCCAGCAATAATCAAATCAATTAACGAAATAAATTCATATGAATAACATCCTCGCTTTCCTCAAAGGAAAGAAAACTTACATCACAGTTGCAGCAGGAATCCTAACCCTGATTGCACTCAAACTCGGTTATGTCTCTGCCGACACAGCTCAGACCCTATTTGTCTTTGAAGGCTTCTCAGGTCTCGCAGCACTTCGGGCAGCGGTTGCAAATGAAGTCAACAGCGCCCTTGACCAGCTTGAAGTCGTACCGAATGCCCCGACTCCGGTCACACCCCCGACCGTTTAAATGTTCTATCTGTTACGCCCGTTTCTCTTCTCACCAATCTCTCAAAGAACACGGACGACAACACCGTCCCCCGCCAAAGTGTAAAAACTGCGGCAAGATTCTCAAGACTCCGTTTGAACATTTTTATTCTTGCTTCTGACCCTCTTCTTTCTTGAAGAGATTTGCATTTCTCCTTTCCTCGCGTTGCTGCGGGGAATTGGGGCAAGGCCATAAACCAGATTTAAAGGCCCTCCGTAGCCTTTGAAATTTGTGACCTCACCTCAATTTCACAAGGAGGTAAACATGTGTGCCAACACTCCGGTTTTCATCCTGTCCGTGGTTGCGTCGAAAGACTCAATTACAAACAAAAACAGATAGACACCGACTTTTACGACCTACGCACCAGATTCGCTCAAGGTTATCCCGCTTCTGGCCCCGTTCCTCCACTCTCACCCAATTATCTGAGCGGCCTACTTGCAGCCATCATCGAAGAGGCCCCAAAACAGCTTCGCGAATTCAAGCAGCAGCTTGCAGATTGTCTGCATTGGGAATTGCAACGTCACGGCGAACACATTTGCGCAGGTTACGAAATATCAGAATCCACCATCCGCGCTCTTTATGCCGGAATAGGAGGTGATAATGCCCCGCAGGCACTTAACCAAAAACCCCAAGACCCAGCTTCCGCAATCAATCTTCATTCCTTGCATGAATGAGTGTGGAAAGAACATTGAAGTCACACCGGCCATGCAAGAGCGTTATTTAATCTCTCGCAATCCGGTCATTGTTGACCCAACCCTCTACATCACTTGCTGTGAGTGCGCTTTTGGCCTCACAAGTGAACAACTGTTACAGGAGAACTAGGAGGTAATCTTTGGAAGGTCTCATGGTCCACACTGGCGCAAGCAAATTAGGGCGCCAGGACTTGCTTGCACTCCCAACGCCGGAAGGAACAACAACCCACCGGCCCATCCCTCACGCAAAAGTGATTGAAGGTCTTCTTGAATCGCTTTCTTACCGGAAGTTAAACGTCGTGCGAGACGAGTACGCGGTGACAAAAGACTCAATGCGTATGTTTGGCTTTCTCGAACTTGAAATTGAGGAGTCAGGCGTTCGCATCTCTTTGGGAGTCCGGAACTCCCACGACAAATCGTTCTCGCTTGGCCTTACTGTCGGCTTCCGAGTCCTGGTATGCGACAACCTTTCCTTCTTTGGCGACTACTCGCCAGTGATGCGAAAGCACACGAAAAACCTTGTCCTCGATGAAGTTATTGGAGGCGCGCTCGAAAAGATGCAGCGGAATTTCAAGCCGCTCATCCAACAAGTCGATGTCTGGAAGAATCACAGCCTCTCAGATAACGATGCGCGCTTGCTCATCTACAAGGCGTTTGTCGAAGACGGCGCAGCCCTTCCCAAGCACCTTTTGAAAGACGTGCATCGCCATTACTTTGAGCCAGAGTACGAAGACTTCAAACCCCGCAACCTGTGGAGTTTGCAAAACGGATTTACTTCCGCAATAAAAAAGCTGGAACCAGTTCCACAGTTCCAGGCCGCGACGGAAGTTGCCACATATTTCAACAGCCTCAATTAAGGCACTCGACCACCTAACCAGTGGTCTTTTTTTATCGTGTAAAATGCAAACGGGGGAAAGACATGCAGAGGAAAATGCAACCATGGATGTATTTGATTGCCATTCTTGATAATGGCAAAATTGAATCAGTTGATGGCGCGCCGCTAAATGAAGGTGCATATCACGATATGGAAGACGAAGAAGAGTTTTTTGAACAGGTAGGGGAAGAAGGCTGGGAATTTGTTGGCAGTATTCCAACCCCAATATCCGGCAGAACCAAATTATATTTCAAACAGCCAATACTTGAATAATTCTGAGTTAGTAAAAAGCGTCCAGAACGGGTCTGAAACGCTTTAAAACGCTCTAGGACGAGCGAAAATGCTTCTTGAGGGTCTAATTGCCCTCTTTCTCTTGTGGCTCACGGATTTGCAGCTTGCCGTCCAGGGGAATGTAATTCAGCACAACATTGAGGCTGCCGTCTCTATTTTCAAAAGCCGCGCCAATGCGTGTCCAAAAATCTTTGTCTTTGTGCCGATTAATCCCGTAAACGGCCAGAGTTTTGCCGGCCATTCATTATTTCCTCCTTCAGCAAGCCGACGTTCTTGACTCACTGAAGAGTGCTGGCGAAATCTCATACACCGCTCTAGACCTTCCTAGGATGTCGCGGATGGCTTGGGGAATGACCCTGTGAAATTCAGCCGTCAGGTTTTAACACCAGCACAACTCAAAGAACCAATTACAATATGCAAATATGAAAACGTTAGACCAACAGTTAGACGAATTGCAGGAAACGCTTGCCAATCTTTACGCAGGCATACACGAGTTGGATGATGAAGGTAAAAAGAAGCGACAGGCTTCGATTGAAAGAATATTGGAAAGTCAGCGCAAGAAATTCAATCCTGACGAAATCAAAAACATCGAAGAGCATTTGAAGAACTTGGAGCCGCACTCGAAACTCATCGGCAACAGGGACAAGAATTCAGATGAGCTGGTGCCAGATGTGAACATGCGTCTACATGAACGCTATAAGATTCTCAAAATGCTTCTGAAGAAAAAATGACACCCTCTGGGCCACGAACGGGTTTACAGAGGGTCGATACTCCTTCACCACGCTCACAGCCCGCAGAACGCCAAGCGTTCTCTCACGCCAATCCCATAAAAATCTTTATTCGCTCTTCTTCGTGCTTGTAATCCTTGTTTTCCCGAATCTCCCAGAAGCGATTTGCCAACCGTGCACCCTTCGCATCCCCGTATATTCGGATTAGGTCCGCTTTCAGGATTTCAAAATATTTAGAACGCTGGCTGCTTTCCGTCTTCCGGTATTCCTCCGGCAGTAGTGCTTTTCTCATTTTGGTTTGGGTTTTCGTATATCAACATTTCAAGAGTTCGCGCATATCCCGCAATGTCAGTCAGGTTATCGAGTTTGTGTTTGTTTGCTTCACGAGAGACCTTGACCAGCACCATCATTATCGGAACATCTCTGGCTTCCAACTCGACATCGGGAAATCGCGCTGATAGATATGCTGACCACAGTTTTGCAACGCGCCTAAAGTCTGGCCCCGGATGGCCGTATGAATCGCGTCTCTCGCCGCCCGTTATTTCGTTTGCTTGTTCGAGGATGTTCATTCGTTTATTCCGCATAATACCCCAGTCATCAAAAGAGCTAGGGGCAGTGTTGGTAAAAATAAAAAGAACCAGTAGCTAGAATTGAAATGGTTGTATAGCCCAACGGAAAACATTGTGAACCAAACTGACCAAAAACTTGTGATGATGTATTTCATTTGTGTTTCGTTAGAAAGAAGAGGAATGGCGAGGATTTCGCCGCTATATCGCAATGAGAGCGGCTCTGTCACCTCTGCCAGCCGTCCGGCTAACACCTAAGCAGCTTGAGACGATGCTCTTATCTGCCACATTCCTCTGCTAGAGGTGCGATTACGAATACGTCCAGAAACCCACAATCGCGACCCCGAGCAGAAGAGGGGAACAGGGTCGAATCTGCTCCCCGCAGATGCTAGACAGGCAAGCCGTCTGTAGAAGGTGTTTGTGTTTGTTTTTGCTGAATCAATTTAGCAACTTCCTCGACAGGCTTTTCTTTAGCCAGGGCGTCGATTGCTTCTTGAGGCACATCAGAATTGGACCGCGCCGCGGTCACCGTGTACTTAACATCTTTGCTGCCGGCATTCTTCGCATCAATCAGCAAGTCGTAAGGCATTGGGACGGCCGTAAATGCGTAATCAGGTTTGGACTGATATGCCGCAATAGAGCGCACGATTGTCATTGGCAAGAACGCAAGCCTCAAAGCGTTTTCCGAGAAAACCCACAGCCAGGTCACGAATTTGACATTGGTACTGACCTCGCCGGTATCAGGATTTGTATATATATTTTGCAGCGGGAAAGAGGCTGATAAGACCCGGACTCTGTTTTCGCCTTCTTTGAACTTAAACTTATCGGAACCCTTTCCGATATTGAACTCTTTTTCGGCGGCCTGTAAATCAGCGCCGAAGTTTACTTCTGTCATTTGTTTCGTTTGTTAATTCTTCTGCTTTAAGTATGGCATTTGCACAAAAGCTTGCAAGTCGCGGAAATGCCAGTAAAATTGGCATCGCACCGGAGTTATCCACAAATGACCGACATTTCGTCCACCGCTTGGTTTCCAGTTGTAACTCTGGTAGCCGGTTACATCATGAAAGCTATCTCTGACCGTCTTGACCACAGTCGCACTGTTCAGCGCGAACGTGAAAACCGCCGTGAGACTCGCCGAATTCAAATCGCAGAACGCCGCGCCGATTTTCAACGCAAGAATCTACTTGACCTTCAAGAGGCGATTCAGGACCTTGCTCGCTCTTCAGGTGCAATAATTCACGCTGACACTATGAAATTCCGCGAAACTCAACAATGGAGAAGGCATCTACTCCCTGAAGACCTAAACCAAGCACAATTTGAGGCAACCCGAAAATGTATTCTGCTGATTGTTCGAATACGAAATGGTGAGATTAGGGAAATTGCTCAAATATTTCGTCTTGCGGCTCTCGATGCCTCAGATAGCCCAGATGAAGCAACGGCCCAAAAGAGAATGAACGCTGCCGTAGAGGATTTAAAAAAGGTCCATGAGCTTATCGGCGCGGAATTAAGAAAGCTGGACGACGATGAAGAGGCTAAGGACTCTTAGCGGCCAACTTTATGCCCAACTTTATCCACATGCACATCGAATATTGTGAAGAATACAAGCGGCTACAACGCAAGCGAGATGAAGCGGGAAACGAGTACCGCTATTTTAAAAAGACCTATTGCGCAGGCCGCATGACAAGGGAACTGGAATCCGCGCTGGAGGCCGCAGCCGAACACCAGCGCAAGACAGGTCTAGACTTTATGAACCACCCGCAGACTTGTCCTGAATGCCAAGCCCTCAGGAACGCGCCACCCAAAAAAAGTTAAGGCAAAGAGGCACAAGCGTTTGGCGCGGTTTTGTTCTGTCAGTTCGGTTTTATAGTTACGCTTCATTAAAAGGCGCTTCACAGAAAATTACAAAATCTTGCGGCCCAACTTCATCAATCTGAAAACCAGTGCAAAGATGTCTGCTGCCGTCCGGTAAATCAATGTTAATCTCACGCCGTTCAAACCAGTCCCGCGCTTCTTCAGCAGTGGCGCGCTTGTTCCACGTCATAGCGTTCTCTTTTTCTTTTGCAAACAAAATATCCCAGCGGAAACCATGCTGCGCTTTTTCATCCGCGACGTTTTTGTAGGTCTTAACGTAAGCTTTCACATCATTCTCCCGCTCAGATGATACACCTCACCCTTTTCTCCAGGTAGCTGAAGCACGGTCGGCGAATATGTTTTCAGTTAACTCTTTGTGTCCTCTACCCAGGTCGGTATGGACTTGTCTTTCCTTCTGAGGTGGTCCGCTCGTTCTCCTAACCCAACCTGCCAGCATCTTGTTTAAGGAATACTTGTTGCTGTTTGCTCAGCACAGATTGGGCAGGGAGAAAGAACGAGGCAGAAGGGACGTAGGTTCCGATTCTTTAAAAACGCCGGGACGCTAAAACTCGCGTTTCTTAACTGAATTGTAAGCCGTAGGCTTCCGTAAAAGCTTTCAGCTTTTTATTTTGATGTCTTGGAAATTAAAACCGCCGACCAGAGCGGGGCAGCGGCTTGAATTTGCTCTGGTTACATCTGAAAGAAGCATAGCAAATCACTTTCGGTTATTTCCACTAATTGCTACTGGATTCTTGGGGATAAGTTCGGGAAGGCCTGCTCTATCGCTTTGAAAACATCATCCGGGTCCATGTCTGGTTTGCGTTCAATCGTAACAAAACGCCCCTTTAGCCGCTCAGCCTCTTTTTCAAATCCGTTTTCAAACAAAATGATGACAACCTCGTCATCATTCTCAGCCCATTCTTCGACCTCATAAGCCGAATCAACAAAGGAGACATGGGTGTCATCCTCTCCGCGCAGGAAGTCCGCGAAGTCACTTGAATCAACTGTCAGGTCCGCCATGTAGAGAATGGTCATATGGGTGTGGATAAATATTCAATCACTTGCAATATCTTCCCTTTTTCGAGGGCTTGTCAAGCACTATCCTGCCCGCTATGCTTAGTACAGAGATACTCTCCGCACTTAAAAAAGCAAACTTTCCTCTCAAGCGAATTTCTGACCTGCTTTCTGAAATTGGCCTGCCTGAGAGCGAAGAAGAGTACCAAAAACTCTTCCCCAATTCCTTCAAACTCGCCGGCAAGTGGTTTTTAGAACCCACAGTTGAACAGTTACTCGCCGCGCTCGGCGATGAGTTCAGACTTCTCGAACGAACCCCCTCGCATTGGACCGCCATGAACACATCCAAAGTCGGACGCGGCGACTCTCCGCTTGCAGCCCTAGCAAATCTTTACTTGGAAGTGCAGAAATGAGCCAGTCTAAACACGACAAAATCTTGAAAGAGGTTTTCGCAAAAGCGGCCAGCCGGGGCTTCAAATTCAAACTTCCCAAGAACCTCACGAAGTTCTTTTCCGACCCCAAGAACTACTTTCACCTCGTTTTTTCCCGCGAGTTTGCCCAGGCGGTCTGGGGAGAGCGACTTGTCTGTAACTGCGCTCCGTTCCCAGAAGAAGAACGATGTGAATATTGGGACATTCAAGCTTGGGAATATCACTTGCAAAAAATGGTCCTGTACAACGAGCCCTATTATTACCTCATTGAAAAATGGAAAGAGCGGCCAGTCACCCCGCATTTCCCGAAACAAATTACACGAAACAAAAAATGAAACCACAGCAATTATTTTTCACTGACAAATATATTTTCGCCTTAATGCCAGATGGACGCTTATTTCAGGGCTTCATTCAAAACGTCTTCGGCAGTTTGGACGACATTTCCAGACCCGTTTGGCATGAAGTTAAACTCCCAAATGAATGACCCAAGCTCAACCCTTCTTTCCAGCAGACCTTGCCGACGGCAAGGTTTGTGAAAACAAATTAGTCGAAAAGCTAAGGAGCTTGGGTTTCAATCCCCAAGTTAACCCCTGGCGGCTCTCTTGAACAACTCCGTAAATATGACGTAAAGGCCACTCTCCCGCAGACAGGCGTTCAGATTACCTATGAGTGCAAGCGGGACCGGCTCACTCAAGAGACAGGCAATGTGGCAGTCGAGCATAAGGCGATTCTTCACTCCCAGGCTGATTTCATCGTTTATCTCATTGACGGACGACCAGACCTCTACCAGATAGGCAGGCAGACCCTCATTGACTTGCTAAATGAAAATTGGACTGGGGACAGGCGCTGGCATGTTTTACGAGGCGGCGAGTTCCACGACTGGATGACGCTTATTCCGGCCAGGGAATTTATAGGGATGTGTACTTCACTTTAATAAAAATTTGTGGATGGCATCCAGAGAATTTAAAAGACTGTGTTACCACCCGTTACTTAATAAAATAAGGTGTTAGAGTTTTTTTTGAAGGCTACCGTGATGTGCGGCGCAGAGCAGAAGCAGGTTGGAAGTTAGAAGTTCCCATTGTTTCTTGGTCCAGTCTGGAACAAAAAGTTTTATTTCTGCTGAAGGCTTTTTTGAAAATGCAACTAGAGTGTGTGTCAAGCGGTTTTCCGCAATTCCACGTGGAACAGAATTAGGTTTTTTTTGAAAAGAGGATTCTCCGCGACCTCCTTTCCTCGCTGATTTTTTTTCAAGAACAGTGCGCACAAGGCCAGTTATCGCAGTCGCGAGGCTCACGATTGCTGTACCAAGTGCGATGCCCATCGGGTCCAAGTGCATACAGCCCAATTTTAATCCTACAAACAATTAATAAACAACAAAAATGTTCATACGCAAAAAGGACTTGAACGACCTCAAGTCGAAGGCAGGAGCGGCCCCACAGCTTCAATCGCAAATGGCGCAGCTCACGCATCAGTTAAACGCTTACAAAGGACAGACAGGGCAACAGCTCGCCGCGCTGGAAAAGGAATTGGATTTTGAAGATACAGCAGTTTTTTCCCTACGCACAATGGAGCGCGCGTATCGAGCCCTACAAGGTCTCTCCGCTCCTGCAAAGCGCACCATCAAAACCGTAATCAAAGCCCTTGAATCTCGCCTCTCTGAGCAGGAGAAACTTACCCGCATGATTCTCGCCCACCTTGGAGTCGAGTACGCCAAGACGACCGAAGAGACCGGCAGCGGCACGCTGACGAAAGAAGTGCTGAGAAGAGCTAAACGCCAGGGTAAATGAGGGACATCGACCTTGAACAACTTCTAAAAAAGGCGATTGACCATGAAATTGAGTTGGCTTGCGAGGAAGAACTCACTAAAGCCAAAGAGCGTATTGACCAGCGCAAGAGCGAAATCATTTCAGGAGTCGCCTTACGGGTTTCTCAAATGGTCGAGATGCAATCCCTCGATAGGTCTTTAATCATCAAAATCATTAAGCAGTAGCTCTTCTGAACCCCCGCCGCAAAAAATCTCCCCTTAAGCTGGCTAAAGAAAAAATAGACTCTCTCGCAAAGCAGCCGTCACTTAAATCCCTGCACGCAAGAGTCTGGGCCGCATGGAGCAAGTACCGAAGAAGCCGGGAAGCTGACTTCTCAGGTTATACCGAGTGTTACACCTGTCGCAGAAAATACCCTTGGAAAGAGATGGACCTGGGGCATTACCACCACGGCAGGCTCGATTTTGATGAGATGAACACTCATCCGCAATGTGTACGCTGTAACAAATGGCTTCATGGCAACGCCGGCCCTTATGCTGAAAGGCTTATTCAGGATTACGGATTAAAGAAAGTCTTAGACCTTCGCCGCCGCGCCCAACCAATTCACAAATACACGATGCTGGAACTCTTGGCCCTTGAAGAACAATTAAAAGCAAAACTCAAATGAATTACCCAACGCCCTGGCAAATTGCGAATGCTCATGGCCCAAGTTTCTTTATCAGCAACTGGTCTGAGAAAAACCCTAATCTACAACCGCATAAAGAAAACGCGGTAATTGTAATTTGGGAAAGAGAAATCGCCGCTCATCACATTGAACAACACATAGAGCAAATTGATTTAACACCGCCCAAATGATTATGGAAGAAAACACAACCTACCGTCTCTCAGAAATCACGGTTAACGCCGATGAGCTGAGACGCATACGAGACGACCTGGACGAGCATCTCGCATCGGGCCTTTCGCTTTGGAGACGAGTAGACCAATTAATTAAGCAGGGAACCGTTCCCTCAAGAAAACATGACACCAACACCGCCGCCAGCGAAGACGCCGGCAAAGAGCGTTAAGCTCGAAATGACCGAGGAGCAGTTAAACATGATTGTTTACATGCTCGGAGCCATTGACCTACGAACAGACCCAGACACACTAACGGTCGCAATGGACCTGAGAAAGAAGCTTAAGAACGCCCTTGAAGTCTTCAAGCCGAAGAATAAGCCTAAGAAAGACCAGTACGGCAAAGTGATGAGCGATGAAGAAAAGGCCACTGCCCAACAAATTGCCGCACAGTCTCAGGACGCCAACGCAGAGAAATTAGCGCCTCCCCAAAATGCCTAGCCGTTGATGCTCTTCAATCAAATCTTGCCCCTGTAAATGGACGTAACGCATCGTGGTTGTGATGCTGCTATGGCCGAGCATTCGTTGCAGCTTAAACACATTCCCCCCTTGCCGAATGTAATCAGTTGCCATCGTGTGCCGCGCCGCGTGGACAGTTCGCCGGGGAGCCGGAATGCCGATAATCTTGCAGAGTTTTTTGACATCACGAAGCACATTGTTTCGCATTAATTCCCGACCGTCACGCGTGCAGAATACAAACCCAGTCCTCTCAGCGCAGAATTTCCAAAGGATTTTCCGCAGCTCTTGAGACATGGGAACAAGCCGGTGTTTATTGCCCTTTCCTTTGACCGAAATAAGCAGGTTGTCGAAATCTATGCACTCGACCCGTAAACCTATGCATTCTGAGACCCGCAGTCCGCAGTCAAAGATTAAGAGCAACAGGACATGAATTCGCTTTTCTTTAGGACAGGGTTTGAAAGCTAGGATTTTCTTTATGCCGGATGTGCCGTAGATTGCGACAGGTTTTTCTTCCTCTTTAAGTTTGGACATTGAAAGGGAAGACTTGCACCACTTGAGATAGGCGTTCACAGCGCGGATTCGATTGTTGCAGGAAGCAGAGGAAAGACCTTTTTCCCGCATCCGCACGACTAAGTCTGTCAGGTCGTCTTGTGTCGGGTTTTCATTACCGAGCCACTTGAAAGATTCGCCATACCAGCCGAGTGTGCGCTCAGAAACATTCTTGAGAAATTTCCGCTCTTTCAAAAATCGTTCAAACAT